CAAAAGACAGGTTAGATTACAACCCTGAATTAAAACAGATTAACTTTTTAGATAGAAGAGTTTACAAGAGAGGCGAAGGAGTATATTACCCGTCCGTAACTACTATACTCCAGTATATGCCCAAGAATAAGTTTTTCGACAACTGGTTGAAAGATGTTGGGCATAATGCCGATCTTATTTTAAGAAAAGCAGGTAAAGAAGGAACTCAAGTACATGAAGCAGCTGAAAAGCTAGTTTTAGGAGAAGAGATTTCTTGGATGGATGATTACGGTAACGCTAAATATTCTCAAGTAGTATGGGAAATGATTTTAAAGTTTGCCGACTTTTGGAAAACCCATAAACCAGAGCTTATATCAACCGAACAATTTGTCTGGTCAGACGAACATAAGTATGCCGGTACAGCAGACTTAGTTGTAAAAATGGACGGAGAAATTTGGTTATTAGATATAAAGACATCTAATTCACTTCATAGAGCATATGACTTACAGTTAGCTGCTTATGCAAAAGGTATGGAAGAAGTAAGAGGACAGAAGATCGAGAGAACAGGAATTATCTGGTTAAAAGCCAATTCAAGATCTAAATCTAAGAAGAAAGGCGTATACCAGGGTAAAGGATGGCAAATTAAAGTCATAGATGAGATAGAAAAAAATTTCGACTTATTTCAGACAATATACAAACTTTATAAATTAGATAACCCTACAACTGAGCCTATTTACCAGTCATATCCAACAACCATAAAAATTTAACTATTTATAATAAACTATTATGAAAAAAGCTTGTATATTAACGGTATTATTCTTATCTTTAGTAAGCTGTAATTCATTGCAGTTTAGGTTAGCTACGTTAAACCATGTCTCTTCTAGAGCTAGTTTAAATCAAATCCAACAGCCAAGAGTAAACGTATTTACAAATTATTATGATTTTAATTACAATACTTTTTTATTTAGAAACGGTTACTACTGGAACAGTTGGAACTACGACTACAATTGGAGATATCCCCAATATAGTGGATGGTATAACGGTTGGAGTTTCAATATTACTCCTAGGATTTATAGGCCGTATGTTAGACCGCTGGTTCAACCGTTACCAAGGCCTAGAATTAGAAGACAACAACCAAGACCAAGAACAAGAGTAAATAATATATTAACAAATGATCAAATTAACGGACTTAATATTAGAAGCCAAGGACCAACCCAAAGCCGTAATAATGGCGGGAGGAGCAGGAGCAGGGAAGTCTTATCTACTCAACCAGTTAGATCTAAGAGGGATCCAGTCATTCAATCCGGACAACTACGTAGAGGATCCCAACCACCCAGGGTACAAAAATCTATCAAAAGCAACAGCACAGACCAATCAAGACGTAGCTCAGGCAATAGACAGCAGGAGTAGTTTTGTTTGGGATACTACCGCTTCTAATCCTGCTAAAGTAAAAGAATTATTAGCAGCAGGATATGATGTATACATGGTTATGGTCTACACTCATCCTATGATTTCTTATATTTCTAATTTTAAAAGAGAAAGAAACATACCCGGTGCTGCTGTATTTCAGACCTGGAGAAATGTATATCAGTTAATTGCCGATTATAACAAAATGTTAAAAGGCAACCTTTCTATTTTTGTTAATGATAGAGGAGGAGAATATGATCAGGAAGTAAAAGGCTTTAATGTTGCTGCTAAAAATGGAGCAGAGGGAATAGCAGATTACTTACAGGCATATAATAAAAAGAACGATGTAGGAGCATCTACATTTAGAAAACCTATCGAACTTGCACAAGATCAAGAACAAGAGTTTCTAAAAGATACTCAAGGGATGGATTGGGATAAAGAGTCGTACGGTGAAGATAGAGCTATAAAAGATACCTGGTTAAAAGCATACGAAAAGAACGGAGTAGGACCAGGAGCTGATAAATTAAAAGCTGCTATTGTAAAATATAGAGACAATAAAGATAAACAGAATCAAAGAGAGAAAGAAGTATTAGATAATATTGCAGATATGGTATATAGCCCAGTCTTCCAAGAATTACTTAAACATTCTACTTCAGCAGAAATAGATTCTAATGTACAAAACTTCTTAGCATAATGAGATCAGTTCTATATTCAGGAGCTTTCAAACCACCCCATAGAGGACATTTTGAAGTTGTAAAAAGACTTTTAAATAATACTCATGGTGGCCAACCTTATGATATAGACTCTCATAAAGAAGCAGGAGCTTCAGCCTTATCAGGAAAAGATTCAAAAGTAGACCAAATAGATAAGGTATACATTTTTATTGGAGGAGGAGAAAGAAATGGTCTCACCAAAGAAGAGTCAATGGCTGTTTGGAAGATATATGCAAAGTATTTACCCGGAGTCGAAATATTAGATGGCCAAAAAAATCCAATGTTTGCAGCAAAAGACTTCGCTAAAGAACATCCTGAACAGCAATTTTATGCCGTAACAGGGGTTAGAGGAGAAGAAGATTTTGTAGATTTAAGAAGAGTTACGGTATATAAGAACACAGAAAATGTAGATGGACTTGTTATGGCAGCAAACGCTGACAGTAAAGTTAGAGCTACAGATTTTAGAAACGCAATACTATCAGGAAACCTAGACATGATAGTTGATTTCTTCCCTGCTGAATTAAAGAGAGAAGAAATACTTAAAATAGTAAACATGTTAAAACAAAGTATTATAGCCGAAATGATGGGTGAGGATATGGACAAACTGATGGATAGTTGGTTTATAACCGAAGAAGTAAAAGAAGGTTCAAGCGGCTCCCCAACAGCCCCACAGTCTATAGTTAGATCAGATGATAGAGCCAAACTAAATAGAGTGTATGATGAATTATCTCAAATTCTAGACAAAGAGGAATTCAGCGTTACTTTCCAAAATGACCACGTAAGAGTGGCAGTAAATGGACCGGCGGATAAACATAACTTTGATTTTACACCGTATATGGGTTCAATCCTAGAGTACATGTTAGATCAAAAAATGAATATTACTCCGTTACCGGAAATTAAAATTAAAAGAGACTTAGTAGAAGCGTCAGACTTTTTTGGAAGAACAGCTTACTATGATCCTAACCTAAAAGAAATTGTACTATATACGGAAGGTAGACATCCTAAAGATGTTATGAGATCATTCACACATGAAATGATTCACCATATACAAAACCTAGAAGGAAGACTATCAGAAGTACAGACTTCTGACACTAACGCTGATGATAATTTACTTGAGTTAGAAAAAGAAGCGTACCTTAACGGTAATATTACTTTTAGAAACTGGGAAGACAAAGTTAAAAAAGAAAACAAATAGGTTATATGAAATCACTAAATGAGTTATTAGGAGAGGGGTATCCTCTCAAAGAAAAAAAAGAAGTACCGCCGTATAAAATTTACTGCGATATGGATGGGGTATTAACAGACTTTGAAGAAAGATTTGAACACTACTCCGGTATGAAACCAAAAGAGTATGAAAACAAATTTGGTACTCCAGCCTTTTGGGAACTAATAGATGTTAAGATAGGATTAAAGTTCTGGGTAGGTATGAAATGGATGCCGCAAGGTCAGAGACTATGGGACTTTATATCTCCATACAAACCAGACCTTTTAACTTCTCCATCAAGAGATAATGGTTCAAGATTAGGAAAACAACTATGGGCTAAGAATCATTTGAACCCTAAACCAAAAGTAATAATGGCGTATTCGGCTGATAAACAGAGATACGCAAACGAAAATAGTATATTAATAGACGACAAACCATCTAACATTGACCAATGGGCAGCCAAAGGCGGTATTGCGATTAAATGTAAAGATGGTAATGTTGATCACGTTATAGAGAAATTAAAAGAACTAGGTTATGAGTAACGAAAGTTTACTTAAGAAAGAATTCAAACAATCAGATGTACAGAGAGTAAGAAACTTAGTTAATAAGGATTTTACAGCCTCTACTAAATCTCAAACCGGTTACCAAAAAGCCCATGAAAGGCATGAGGAAGGTGATGTATGGGAGGAAAAAGGTAGACAATGGACTATAAAGAACGGACTTAAACAGAACGTTACTAGATTAGATGCAGCAAAAAAAGCTGTGAGAGTCCCATTAAGCTGCCCTAAATGTAACGGGTCAATGAAACATCACCTAGCTCAGAAGATGTATAAGATACATGGATTCTGTTTTGAATGTACAGTAGATTATGAAGCTGAATTACAGAAAGCAGGTCTATATGAACAATATGAAAAACAAATGATGTCTGGTAATATAGCCGGTTTTATAAAAGATATTGAAGCTTGGGTATTTGAATCATTAAATGAGGATAATTCCTTTGTTACAGAAGATGGAGTTGTGGAAGACTGGGGTAAGACTAGTAGTAGTTATAAAGAAAAAATCATGAACGATTTACAGGGTTATGTAAAACTGTTGCGTAAGCATATTGAGTGATATTTATAACTAAAACCACCACAAGCCTACTAACATGACCCAGAAAGAAGTACTTGACGCGCTCCTGTCCGAAATCAAGCATATTAAATCTCACATGCCTAATGGTGAGTTAAAACAAATGCAAAAGGATATGGAATCATTAAAAGACGATATGTCGGATATGAAGTATACATTGCTTAATCCCGAAAACGGAGTTATTGTAAATACAAATAAAAACACAGATTTTCGCCTTGATAGAGAAAGGAGAATTGAATATTACGAAACTAAAATTCAACAGTTAGATAACCTAACAAGATGGCAGTCAGGAGTTAATAAAGCTCTGTGGATTGTGTTCGGTTCAATTGCAGCCATAGTAATAAGAATGTTAATGATGGCAAAAGACATCCCACTATAATGAAAAAATCAGAGTTACTAAAATTAATCAAGGAAGAGTTACAAGGATACTCTCCTCAAATAGGAAAGACAAAAGGTCTTACCCCTGATACGTTAAATAAAATCTTGAAAAAGATTGCTGATGATACAGAAGACGAAGTATCTGAAATAGATAATCCAGTAGACAGAATTACTCTTGATATTCCTTTATTCATTAGACTTTTAGAATACGCTAAAGAAGATGCAAAAACAGACATGGATCTTCATGATGTAGCAGAAAAAGCTATTCAATTAGGTTCAGTTCAAAATACAGCTCTTTCAATGGATGATTATGATTCGTTGGTTGGAAAACAAGAAGTTGAAGAAAAGAAAAGACCAGGACTTTGGGCTAATATAAATGCTAAAAGAAAAAGAGGAGAAAAACCTTCCCATAAAAACTCTAAGGCACATAAAGATGCAGTTAAAGCCGGTAAAAAGATTAATAAAATGTCTGAAGAAGCTGCTAATTTACAAGATGGTGCAGCAGATTCACATGGTTTCGGTTATGAAGAAATTTCTGAAGCTTTTGGCCAAAGAGCACTGGATGGACTAAGTAGTGATCTGTCTGACATAATATTAGATTTTTTCAAAGCAAATAAAGTACTAAGAAAAGAACCTCACCAGAGAAAATATAAATCAGGTCTAAGTCCTGAAGAGTTTGTAAAAGGTACTAAAGAGATGTTCCTTAAATTAATTTTTAGTAGCGTTAAATCTAAAGTACTAGCCGATACGACTATCACTAAAGAGTCTAGATAATGAAAAAATCTCAACTCATAACCCTAATTAAAGAAGTACTACAAGACTTTTACAATACCCAAGGAAATACTCCGGTAGATTGGGAAAAAAGAGATTGGGAACTATATGATGAAAACTACGCCGACGGTAAAGTAAAAGGTAAATCTAGACCCGGTAGAGTTAAAAAATCTGGAGCAAGCTGTAAAGGTTCAGTTACCGATCTTAGGAGAAAAGCTAAAAATGCATCCGGGGAAAAAGCTAAAATGTACCACTGGTGTGCGAACATGAAAGGTGGTAAAAAATAAGTTATGTATGTCAAAACAGTTTTATATAGACTCGTTAAAAGAATATAGAGACGCCCACAGACTTATCGATCAAATCGAAAAAAGTAACTGGATAGACTCAAAAGTAACAATCGTTATATGTTCTCCTGAATACAGTTCAGGTATATGTCAACTACTTTCACACAAACTTTCTCATTTAAATAATCATGTACCGTTTGATTTGGATTTCTTAGAAATGCCATATCCTGGTAATGAATTATACTCTATTGATGAATATATAGAAGATATAGATACTTTAGTATCTAAATACATTAATAAAGATAATAAACTACTTTTTATTGATTCTGGTACACTTCGTGGTAAAAATTTTACTATATTAGATAAAGTATTAGAAGGTTCAATAGAAAGTGAAAGAATTAAATTTGGATGTATGTACATTCAAGATGATTCAATATTTGAACCAGACTTCTATGTACAGAGGTTTAATCTCAGAAAAGACGGCGGATTAACCTTCTGGTGGGAGAATCAAGATAACCCATATTGGGGGTGGTAAAATAACTCTACACTATTTATTTATATAGCTATAAACACTAATAAAATGACATACCAAGAAGTAAACGACCGTTTAACAAGGGTCCAAACTGCATTACAGTCTTTACAGGATGGTTCTTATGCAAATTCTACTGGCATAAACGTTCCGCAAATGACCTCACAACTTCAAGAGGTAGAGGCAAAATTACAAGAACAATTACTTGTTTTATCAGAAGCTGAAAAAACAGCTTTTGTAAATGGCCAAGCTACTGAATACACAGACGAAAAAGAACTTCAGAAACTTAAAGATAACCAAGATGTTAAATCTATTAAGACAGCTGGTGGTAAAAAAATTAAGGAAGAAGCTGGACTTCAATTTTCATTAGAAGAAACTAAAGCTATTGCTAGAGAAATAGGAAAAGCAGTAGCAAAAGGACTTAAATCAATGGGAGATGAATTAGCTTCTATGAAAGTTAAAAATATAGAAGAAGGATCTTTTGATATTCATGTACAGTACAAAAAAGATACTTCCACAGATGATTTCTCTTTTTATATTACAGGAGACGACTTACACCTAGTAGATTTTTCATTCGATAAAGTAATTGGCGGTGTTGGTGTTAAACCTTCGGGAGAACCAATCGTACACGTTGATGTAATAGCAAATGAACTTACCAAACACTGGAAGTCTCAAATGAAAGAAGGAATGTCTGATGAAGAATGGGCCAACGCAGAAGAAAAAGGTAGATTAGAAGATCATCCTGAAAAGGATATGATTAAAAAGATACAAGCTCTTATTGCAAAAGAAAAGAAAATAAAAGAAGGAGAAGGAGCAAGCGAAGAAGAGGAATTGAAAGAATGGGGCAGCTCAGATCAGAACATAATGAATCAATCTATTCATAAAGATCTAGGAGAACCTACATCCATGCCCTCTCCATTTAGTCAAGAACTGGAATCAGCAGTTGAAGATGCAGTAGATAACTATTGGAACGATTGGGAAGAATATGACACTGATAGAGAAGGTTTAATTGAACATGCTAAAAAAGCATATTTTAGAGCTTACTTTAAAGAAACGTTTAATAAAATGATTCAGATGTTTAGTGAATCACAGGTAAATGAAGCTCCAGAAGGAATGTCATATCTTGAAGTATCCGTAAGAGATGCTAGAAAGGCAATGGCTATAATGGATGACCGGTTTAGAGGACAGTTTGAAATGAACGGTTCTAACGTTTATTATTTTAATGATGATTCTATGGCTTATGATGCTATGATGGATCTAGGAGCTCAAGGTATTGAAATTGTAGATACAAATATAGAAGAAGGAGTTAGAGAGAATGAAACACCAGAAGGTGGAATGGATCAAGGAGGAGACTTAGATGTTGGACATCAAGATGATGAACCAAACATGCTTAAAAAAGATTTATACGATATTGCAACATATGCAGCTAAGTTATATAAGCAGTTAGACAAATACGACAAACATGATGGCGAGGTAGACTTTCCACATTGGTGGCAGAAGAAAGTTACCTTAGCCAGAGAATATATTTCATCTGCACAACACTATTTAGAAGCAGAAGAAAAACAACCTGCATTAGATCAGCTTGCTTTAGAAAGAGTGGTTAAAGATAATGAATCACCGACACTAAAAGCTAAAATAGCTGCTGAAGATTTTATGAGTCAGTACCGTAAAGCATTTAGACTAGTTTCTAATAACTTCGGTAAAGAGGCAGAAGCAGAATTTAAAAGTATAATTAAAGCTAAATTTGCTGCACTCCAAGAAGGAGATCTAAACGAAATGGTAGATCCTTCCTATGCTGATATGTTAGCACAGTTTATTATACTAATGGGATCTGGATATGGAGCATTACAAGCAGTTAAGAAGCTTGGAGATGAGACAGGAGACATTTCTTTAGATAGTGTAAAGAAAGCTATTAAAAAATATAAAGACGGAGATGTTAGCGAAATTGGAATGTTTCACGATCCGGTAGGGTATGAGAAAAGCAAACCAGAAACACCTACCTACACTAAAAAGTACGTAAGTAAAAATGTCTATGATATTTTCAAACACGGTAAAAAAGTAAAAACCGTTAAAGGAAGTGAAGGAGAGGCTAATGCTTGGATGAATAATGCTAGTAAAGGACAGCAGAACGAAGCAGCAGAAGGACAATCAATCTCAGATTTAAAACCTGGAGATAAGTTTGAATTTAATGGTAAAACATATACCTTAGTAAAACATATAGAAGGTAACATAGCTAAAGTAATACGTCCAAACGGAGATACTTCTACAGTATCTTTTGGAGGAAAAATAAATACAGGTAAAAAAGCCGGTATTGGACCTGATGCTTTTGGGCAAGGAAAAGGCCATCATATCGATGAAGCTCAATCTACTTGCTGTGGTAAATGCGGTAGAAAACACGTTAAAGGAACTAAATGTAAGACTCCTTACTTAAAAGGTAAAGATCACTGTAGAACAAGATAATATGAAAAAAGCAGATCTTAAAAATATTATTCTAGAAGCATATCAAGAAGTACTCATAGAAGGACTTTTAGATGAACTAGAAGAGGCTGAAGGAGACGAAGAACCAACTGAAGAACCTGCACCGGAAGATGCTGGAGCACCAGAAGGAGAGGAAGTACCAGAATCAGAACCTGGAGATGAAGCAGAACTTGCCGACGCTACAGATACTATATTAGGTAGATTTCCTACCCTTAAAGCTGCAATTATAAAATTACAGACAGAAGACTTTACAGAATTTGTAGACTCAATTGACTGGATTTCACCCCGTCCTACCGCTTTTAGAATTAATCTAAAGAATGGACAGGATTATGAATTAAAATGGACAGGTAAAACTTTTGTAGCTAAAATATTAGGTAAGAGATATTTCCTTTCTAATATTGCAGATTACCAACAAGCACTAGATAAACTAGCTATTCTTTACTCAGAATCACCGATGAAAGGAGCTGGGGAAGGAGAAGCAGCAGAAGGTATTGATTCAGCAGACACTGGAGGAGGAGACTTCCCAGGAGAAGAAGGAGGAGCAACCGGAGGTGAAGAACCAGCAGCAGGAGGAGAAGATTTAGGAGCTGGAGGAGAAGAAGGCGGAGGAGCAGATTTAACTGACGAACCAATAGACTTCGAAGACGGAGCAGAACCAGAAGCTTAATGAATTTAATAGATAGAATCATATTAGAATGGTCATATAAGACCGAGAAAGGATATCCTGATCTTAATAATAAACAAGATTTAAGGATATTTGAATCTCTGTTTGGTTTCAACTTAGAAGAAATGGCAAAAAAACCATTTAGTTTCCTTTCCCCAGAAGCTCAAGAAGTAGGAAAAGCCATAATGGCAAAATTAAACATTCCTGAAGACGAGATTGCATCACACTCTAAGAACAGAATAATAGTACTTACAGACATACCTAGACAGCAAGTATTTAGTGCATTAGGTGAAATGGGATTTGAAAGAGACAGCACCACAAGAGGTTCCAGTGGAGGAGGGTACCGTACTGATTCTGGAATAGAAATAATTCATAAACCAAAATCTCTTACACAAATTGGAGGAGCAGGAGTCGGTAATGAAACCTTTATATACGAAAAAATTAAGAACGTATTAGAATCAAATTCCCCAATAAATGTAAAAATCGATTCTAGTAATGGACCTACGTTAGAATATCGAGGAGTAGTAGGAGTTAACCACGTAGGGAAAGAAGGTGAAAGAAAAGGATGGAAAGGAGATATATCTCTAGAGACATCAAAAGGTCTTGAGTTTATCTCTATAAAAGAAGATGGACCCTATAGGTGGGCATCTGTAATGGGAAGGTATAAAGAATTTTATCAAAAATTTATTACAAAAGCTTATAACGGAGATTACCCCTTCTTAAAATTAACTCCTTTAGAAAGTAACCCTAGAGTTCTACAAATGATGAACCCAGATAACGGTAAACCATACGGAAGAATATTCATACTAAATCATCCACAAGTAGAGAAAGATACATATGATATGGCTTTTGGTCAAGACCATGCACAAATAGTTCAAAGATCTTTTACTGACGCAGACTTTAATTTAGAAGGAGATACCTTAACTATTAAAGCTAGTAGAACTATGAAAGACCTATCAGACTTTACAGATGATGATCTACCGATAATTGAATTTGAAAGAAATGCTTCTAAAGCAACTGCTACAGAAGGACCCTTCAATAGAGGTATTGTCGTAAGAACAGGACCTAAGAAGAGAATGAAAAAAGCAACAGAAAGAGCCAATAACCTTGTACTTCAGTACGATGAATTAGGGCTATAAAAATGAGTTATGGCACAAGACATAAAAAAGATAATTGCACAAGAATACCTCAAGTGTGCAAAGGATCCAGCATACTTTATGAGAAAGTATTGCTATATTCAGCACCCTAAAAGAGGGCGTATACTCTTTAACCTTTACCCATTTCAAGAAAAGGTACTACATTTATTTAGAGACGAGCAGTTTATTATAACTCTTAAATCAAGACAGTTAGGTATATCAACTTTAGCTGCAGGATATTCTCTATGGTTAATGTTATTTCATAAAGATAAAAACGTCTTGGCATTAGCAACCACACAAGCTACAGCACGTAACCTTGTAACTAAGACTACTTTTATGTATGACGAGTTACCAAAGTGGTTAAAACTACCAGCCGTTGAAAAAAACAAATTATCTTTAAGACTTAGAAACGGATCTAAAATACAAGCTAAATCATCTAATGCAGACGCTGCCCGATCGGAAGCGGTATCTCTCTTATTAATAGATGAGGCGGCCTTTATTGACAACATTGAGGAGACCTTTGCAGCAGCCCAACAAACACTAGCTACCGGGGGTCAATGTATGGCCTTATCTACACCTAACGGTATTGGTAACTGGTTTCACCAAACATGGGAAAAAGCTGAAACAGGAGAGAATTCATTCTGCCCAGTAAGACTCCCCTGGACTGTTCACCCTGAAAGAAATCAGGATTGGAGAGATATGCAGGATAGAGATCTTGGCCCTAGAATGGCAGGACAGGAATGTGACTGTGACTTCTTAGCTTCAGGGGATACTGTATTTGAACCAACCGACCTTATTTTCTATGAAGAGACTTATCAGAAAGACCCTGTAGAAAGAAGAGGAGTTGATAGTAATTTATGGATATGGGAACCTGCTGACTATACAAAAGACTATATGGTTGTAGCCGATGTCGCTAGAGGAGATTCTGCCGATTACTCTGCATTCCATGTATTTGAAATAGAATCATGTACCCAAGTAGCCGAATATAAAGGTAAGATATCTCCAAAAGACTTTGGAAATGTACTTGTAGGTATAGCATCAGAATATAATGAAGCCTTACTTGTCTGTGAAAATGCAAATATAGGGTGGGCTACAATAGAACAGATACTCGAAAGAGAATATAGAAATATGTACTATAGTTCTACATCCAATATGGAGACAGTAGAATCATATATGAACAAATACGAAAGAGATAAACTCGTTCCCGGGTTTACAATGTCTGCTAGAACTAGACCTTTAGTCATAGCTAAGATAATTGAATACGTAAGGGAAAGAGCGGTTACCCTACAATCTAAGAGGTTAATGGCCGAGATGAGAGTATTTGTATGGAAGAATGGTAAACCTCAAGCACAGACGAACTACAACGATGATTTACTCATGGCCTGTGCAACAGCATTATATGTTAGAGATACAGCATTGAGGTTAAGACAGCAAGGTATGGATTTAGCAAGAGCACAGCTATCTTCTTTTGGTAATTTAAACTCTCAGAACAGAGCAGTTATGAGTTCAGTTGGTTCCTATCAAGATAATCCTTATATTGTTAAGACAAACCATGGTGACGAAGATGTCTCATGGTTATTTAAATAATACTATTTATATATAAAGTAAATTTACAATGGCGGATAAATCCTTATTTGGTAGACTTAAAACACTCTTTGCTTCTGACATTATTGTTAGAAACGTAGGAGGTGATGAGTTAAAAATTGCCGACGTTAATCAGATTCAATCCACGGGTAGATATCAGACTAACTCGTTAGTAGATAGATTTAGTAGACTCTACATCTATAATAATAAAAACGTATTTAATCCTAACCTGAACTATCAGACATTAAGGATTCAACTATACTCAGATTACGAGGCAATGGATACTGATCCAATTATTGCTTCTGCATTAGATATTGTAGCTGATGAAGCTACGGTTAAAAACGATAATAACGAAATATTATCGATTAAATCATCTGATGAAAATATACAAAAAGTCCTTTATAACTTATTTTACGATGTACTTAACATCGAATTTAATTTATGGTCATGGACTAGGAACATGTGTAAATACGGAGACTTTTTCTTAAAGCTTGAAATAGCAGAGAAGTTTGGAGTTTATAATGTTCTACCATACACAGTCTACCATATGGTTAGACGAGAGGGAGAAGATCCTACCCAACCAGGAAAAGTTGTTTTCCAATTAGATCCAGACGGATTAGCTTCTTCACAGAATCCTAACTACCTTCCTAAAAGAGAACAATCTAAAATAGTTGAATTTGACAACTACGAAGTAGCACACTTTAGATTGATATCAGATACACATTACTTACCTTATGGCCGTTCTTATTTAGAACCAGCTAGAAAGATCTTCAAACAAGTTACTTTAATGGAGGATGCAATGTTGATTCATAGAATCATGAGAGCTCCAGAAAAGAGAACTTTCTTTGTTAACGTTGGATCTATTCCTCCTAACGAAGTAGAGCAGTTTATGCAAAAGACTGTTAATACAATGAAAAAGACTCCTTATGTAGGAGAAGATGGTCAGTATAACTTACGTTTTAATATGCAGAACATGATGGAAGATTTCTATATCCCGGTAAGGGGTGGAGATACTTCTACTCGTATTGAAACTACTCCTGGTCTACAGTATGACGGAGTAACAGATGTACAGTACCTTCAAGCTAAAATGTTTGCAGCATTAAAAATTCCAAAAGCATACTTCGGATTTGAAGGAGACTTATCTGGTAAAGCAACACTTGCTGCAGAAGATATTAGATTTGCACGTACAGTAGAAAGAATACAGAAGATATTAGAATCAGAGTTAACTAAAATAGCATTAGTTCACCTATACACTCAAGGATTTACGGGAGAAAGTTTAACTAACTTCGAAATCAAGTTATCTACTCCATCTATTATATTTGAACAAGAGAAGATTGCTCTATTAAAAGAGAAGATTGATCTTGCTAATCAAATGAAAGATACTAAATTATTCTCATCAGACTATATCTATGAGAACTTATTCGATATGTCTGAAGATACTTACATGGAGATGAGAGATTTAGTTAGAGAAGATTCTAAACGTTTATTTAGAATAGCTCAAATTGAAAATGAAGGTAATGATCCTGCTAAATCAGGAACAACTTACGGAACACCACACGATCTTGCTTCTATGTACGGTAGACGTTCTACTGCTACACCAAAAGGAGGAGCACCTGGAGAAGTACCAACAGGATATTCAGAAATGGAACCTAAATGGGGAGAACCAGGAGAAGAAGGAGGTAGACCAAGAGAAAAAGCATCAGTTTACGGAACAACAGCTGCGATGGGCGGTAGAGATCCATTAGGGCAGCATGGTATGAAAGGCGGTTATCCATCAGATAATGATAATGTAATGGAGAACCTAACCACCCAAGCAATATACCATAGAACAAAAGACTCATTAAAAAATATCGTTTTTACTAAAGAGAATGCTAATGAACCTGATATGTTGAATGAAGGGAACATTAGAGATTTAGGTAATTAGTAGATATTTATAATCGTAAACGTGTATAATGAAAGTAAAACACTCAAAATTTAGAAACACAGGTCTTATTTTTGAGCTGCTTGTAAAACAAATAGCATCAGATACTTTAAACAATAGAGACTCTGCTGCTGTTAAGATACTTAAGAAGTACTTTACAGGAAAAACAGCCTTAGCAAAAGAATTCAAACTATATGAATTTATAGCTAAGAATAAGAATATATCTCAGTCTAAAGCAGAAGCAATTGTTTCTACTATT